GGCCACAGGCAGTAACAGAACCTCCTAAATCTGATTCACCACAGGCATCTCCTGTCTCTGATGCATTAAAAAATGCAGTCAAAGCAATTGCTGAATCAGTTGATAGGATTAAAGATTCTTTAATTGGTCAGGGTAAAGTTCAGGAAGATGCAATAGAGGATGCAAGGAAATCAGATGAAGAGAAGGATGCAAAGAAAAAGGAGAGTGGACTTGAGAAGTTTTTAGGACCAGTTAAAGCTGCTGGTGAGAAGGTTCTCAAACCTTTCAAGAGTATGATGAGTCAAGTATTTGATTTCTTGACTACTATATTGTTTGGAAGGATTGCATTTAAATTATTTGAATGGTTATCTAATCCTGCAAATACCGATAAGATTATTAGTATATTCAGATTTATTAAGGATTGGTGGCCTCTTATATTAGGTGGTATTATAGCATTCCTACCAGGATTACTAGGTCCAGTAGGTCTTATCATAGGAACTATTGCTTTGGTAACATGGGGAATTATAAAGATAACAGATGCTATTAAATCTATATTTGGATTTGGTCCGAAGATTGATAAGGAATTGAAATCGGGTAGTGATAAATTTAATAAGGATATACAATCATCAGGGAAAGATGCAGAAAGTAAATTAGAACCAGGAAAAGATCAGGATGATGATATGCCAGATACTGGTAATCCATCAGATTCAGGTGTTCCTGCCGAGATATCTGGAGCACAGGATAGTCAAGCACAGGTTCAAAATTTAAATAAGGGTGGTGAAGTTCAAGGATCAGGTGATAAGGATACTGTTCCTGCAATGCTAACTCCTGGTGAGTTTGTTATGTCCAAGGGTGCTGTAGAACAGTATGGAGTTAATACATTAGAAGGTATGAATGCTGCTGCTGGTGGAACAAATATACCAACAGTACAAAAGGGTGGTGATAAAGGAATGAACTTGAGTGTTCCCCGATTTAGTGGTGGTGGTTCTTCGGCAACAAAACCAACAGTAGATCCTGCACAACCAATGGTTCCTGGATCTCCTACTGCTGGAGGTGGTAAAGGTGTCGTAACTGATCCAAAAGAGAGACAACAACAAGAATCATATATGCTTAAGTATGTTAATGAAGAACGAGCATTTCAGGGAAAACCTCCTTTAACTCATCTAACTTATGCTCCAGGTGTTGAACTTACCAAACCTATAGGTCCAGGTCCAAAAATAAAAGAAACATCAAATACTGTTACAGATTTAGATAAGGGTTTTAAGACCACAACAAAATCAAAAACAGTTGATGGTAAAACCACTTTTTCTGGAGGAATGAGTTTAATAACACAAGAAGATAGAGATAGGTTTTTTGCAAAAAATCCACATGCAAAAGCATTATTAGATCTTAAGAATCAGATTGAACTGGATAATTTAGGTGCTGACATATCTGCAAGTGCCAAAATGAATGGTGGTGGTCTTGTTCAAGGATTTGCTGGTGGTGGTTTAGTTTTAAATAATTCTAGGATATATTCTACTTCATCTAATTCTATATCTAATTTTAATGGCGGTGGTTTGGTGCAGAAATTTAATCAAGGTGGGATAGTTAATCAATTACCACAGGTTAAAGCAGCAAAGTGGTTAGGTAACAAAGCAAAGGGTGCATTTAACTTTGCAAAAGAAAAGATAGCACAAGTATCAAGTGATCAGAAACCTAGAGTAGATCATCTTCATTTAGATCCACCTAAAAGACCATCATCAAAGGCTGCTGCAGCACAGGTGGCACAGAGTTCAGGTGATGCAGCAACTGTAAGTAATGAAAAAGCAGCTGGTCTTCCACCTATTGATGCTTCATCTATGAGGTCGCAGAGTAAGATCAGAACACTAGGATTGTCGGTATAATAATATGTTAGGTGCAGTTTTAAAAGGAACAGCGAATGCAATTGGTGGTGGAGCAAGAAGAATTGCCACCGATAAGTTGCTGAATAGAAAGAAGAAGACTGATGCAAGAAGAGCAGCAGCACAGAATGCAATGGGTGAAGAACAAGGTGCTGATGTTAAGGGAGGAGCATTAGCAGTCATACCTAAATCACCATTAGTTCCTTCTCCTGGTGGAGATATTGTAAAGTATAGTGGAGATGAACAGCAGTCGGGTGGTGGTAATTTAGAAGGAACTGTTCTACGTATAAAGACAAGTGTTATAGAAGTTGAAAAACTTTTAGCAAACTCTGTTGGATTGCAAGAGAAACAATTAGATGATCAGAGGAAAGCAAGAGAAGCAGCACAACAAGCAGCAGCAGAAGGAGATTTAGAAAAGAAAAAACCCAAAGGAATAAAAGTTAAAGGTCCAAAGATAAAAATGCCAGGTAAAGGTTTCCTTGGTAGTATCATGGATTTCTTTGCTAATATATTATTTGGTTGGGTGATGGTGAGATTGGTTGAATGGGGACCAAAGTTGAAGGGACTCATTATGTTTTTGGGTAAAGCAGCAGATTTTCTTCTTAATTTTGCAGGATTTATTCTTAATGGTTTAGTAACTCTGGTTGATTGGGGATATAAACTTGTTGATATGGGAAGAAGTTTGGTAAAGGGTGTCTTTGGTGAAGAGGGTGCAAAGAAATTTGATACATTTATGACTAATATAAAGGATCTCATTCAGGGATTCTTATTGTGGAAGATAATAGGAGAGAAGATATTTAAAGCAATAGTTCAGAATATAAAAAATACTTTTAATGTTATTAAAGGGATCTTTGAGAAGGCAGGTAAGTTTCTTAACTGGTTGACAAGAGGAAAGGCAGGTAATCTAGCAAAGAATGTATTAGGTAAAGGGAAAAATCTTTTAGGTAAGTTAGGTAAATTTGGGGGTAAAGCGGGTAAAGGTATTCTAACTAAAGTAGGAGCAAAGGTTGGTGGACTTGCTGCAAAGATATTTGGACCAGCAGCAAAGGTTGTAGCACCTGCTATTAAGGGTGCAATGACAACAGTAAAAGGATTCTTTGGTAAGATTCCAATCATTGGTCCTATTATTGTTGGTCTTGTTTCATTATTGTCAGGTGAACCATTAGGACAGGCACTATTTAAAACATTTGGTGCTGCTATTGGTGGAATGTTGGGAACCTTTATTCCAATTCCTTTTATTGGTACTCTTATTGGTGAAGCATTAGGTGTGTTTGTTGGTGATTTGCTTTATCATTTGATAGTTAAGAGAGATCCTAAAGCAGCATTTAAGATGCTTAAGGATACTATCATGGGTATCTTTAAAGGTGGTAAGGCAATTTTCAATTGGTTTGCTGGTGGATTTAGTAGATTCTATCAAGGAATACCTAAACTTAAGATACCAGATTTCCCTAAAGATCCTCCCAAATGGATACCTGGATGGGTTCCTAGAAAAAAAGCATTGTGGAATATTTTAACTGGTGGTATAAAACTAGTAATTGGTCCTCTTTCTCTTTTAATGGGTAAGGAGATACCAATTCTTCCTTGGTTAATAAATCCAGCGAATACAGTTCCTTTATTAATTAAATCATTCTTCCCACCAGGAGGAAGTGACAGTGGCGGTGGTTCTTTATCTATGGGTGGTTCTTCATCTGGTATGAGTTCTGGTTCTGGTGATGGGGAGAAATCAGAGGAAGAAAAAAAAGAAGAAAAGAAAAAGAAACTGGAAGAAAAGAAGAAGAGAATGGAAGAGGAAAAGAAGAAGAAACAAGAAGAGATGAAGGCAAAGATTGGTGAAATAAAATCTAAAGTTGGTGGGTTCTTTGGTAAGATTGGTCAGGGAATTAAGAATGTGGGTGGTGCAATTATGTCTAAACATCCTGCTGTAATGGCAGCTAAAGCAATAAAAGGTAAGATCTCTAGACCATCAGGTAAAACGAGTAGTGTTAATAATCAAAAGCGTACTAGACTTAAAGATGATCCAAGAGTAAAAGCATTAAAAGAACAAGTAAATTCTAGTCCACCTACTATTAATAAACCAAATAATTCATTTAGTAATATGATAAATTCTGTGAGTAAAAAAACTGAATATGAAGAACTTGAACCAGTAATAGTTACTGTTCCTGTATTGGTTAAATCTGGTGGAGGAGTTGTTAATCAACAATCTTCTTCTACAACTGTAGCATCAACTGGTGGTGGATCTGGTAATGATCCTTATGAAGTTCTTGATTTCCAAGGTTAAATAGTATTATGGCAGAAAAAATTACAACAAGACAATCGCTTCCTGCATTCATAGAGCAGGTTACTGTTGCATCTAATTTAGATGAAGGTAAGACTGTTGATCTTTCAACAGGTGTTATTCGTTTGCAATATTGGGAGAGTATACTTCAAGATGGTATAAGAGCTACTGTCATGTATGGTGACAGTGGAAATACTATTGATGAGAAGACTGCTATTGATGGATTGCCTATTGTTGGGCAAGAGAAAGTTCAATTGAAGTTTACTGATAATAATGAAGAGACTTTAGAGTTAATAATGTATGTCAATAAAGTAAAACCTTTTTATGATGACTCTACCAAGTCTGCTGTTGCACTAGACTTGGCTTCTAAAGAATTTATTATGAATGAAAAGGTTAGGGTGACGAAAAGATATGATGGAAAGGTATCTGAACATGTGAAAACTATACTCGAAGATGTTCTTAAAACTGATAAAGATTTAGATATTGAGGAGACACAGAACAATTATAATTTCTTGGGATTGAATAAGAAACCATATTATATGCTTAATTATCTTTGTAAAGCATCTGTTCCTTCAACTCAAAATTCAGAAGGTAACACAGCAGGATTTCTTTTTTATGAGACATCGAAAGGATATAACTTTAAGTCTATTGATACATTGTTAAGTCAAGAGAAAAAGAAATCTATTATCTATAATGAGACTCCTGACAATGGAGGAAAAGATATACCTGAAGGATATGATATGAAAGCATTGGAGTTTGAGAAAGAAAATGCTGTTGATGTAAAGAACAAATTAAGAATGGGAGCATATTCTACACGTACTATTGTGTTTGATCCTTTTAATTGTAAGTATGAAGTATTAGAAAAACAGGCAAAGGAAGTTGAAAAGAAAGAAGGAATACAAACTGCAGGTGAACGTCTTCCTGTTTTAAATAAAGAGTTTGATCAAGAGGGAAAAGCAAAAGAATTTTCTAGGACAATGTATATGCTTCTAGATACGGGATCATTACCATCAGGAAATGCGGAGAAACCAGTAGCAACAACTAAAGAGCAACTTAAAAAATCAAAGGAACAGAACTATCAAGCTCAAAAGATTTTATCACAGTCTGTGATGAGATATAATCAGTTATTTGCTGCAATGAACACAATTACTATAGCAGGGGACTTTTCATTACATGCAGGAGATGCTATATTTGTAGATGCACCAGAACTACAGGCTGATACTAAAAATGATGAGGTAAACAAGGAAAGTGGGGGTCTATATATTATAGCAGATTTATGTCACTACATTACCCCAAAAGAAACTTATACCAAATTAAATTTAGTAAGAGATACTTTTGGTCGCAAAGGTAAACCTACTTCTTCTCAACAGAGTGGAAGTGGTTCTCAATCTTCTTCCAACGACGTTCTACTCTTTTAAAAATTATGACTACTCCAAAGCACGATTTAGAGCATGAGGTCTATCTTGACCCTAAAGACGGTAAAGAACATATCAATCATGGTATGTTAGAGTATAGTGAGGCAGACCTTAAGGATGTTCATGCAGAGTATGATGAATATCACAAAGGTGATGAAGTAAATACTAATGATGGTAAGATTAATGATTATCATACAAGACATGAGGATCAGCATTTAGAAGTCTATTGTGACAATCATCCAGATGCATTTGAGTGCAGAGTATACGACGAATAATCTATGGAAGGAGGAGCACTATTTAATCCAGGATTTATAGGGGGGAATTTTATCTGGTGGATCGGAAGGATCGCAGATAATTCTTCTTGGAGAGACAATGAGCTTTCTGGTAAATTTGTGAATGCTGGTGATATTCCTGGATTTGGTAAGAGATATAAAGTACGAATCATGGGGGTACATGATGCCTCCGAACAAGAGATTCCCTCTGATCAATTGCCTTGGGCAAATATAATGTATCCAGTTACTGCTGGTAGTGGGTTAGGAGGTTCATATCAAACCGCTAACCTCCGTCAGGGGATGTTTGTCTTTGGATTTTATATGGATGGACAGGACATGCAAGTGCCTGTCATCATGGGAGTGTTGGGTAATAATGCACAGACAGCATTAGAAACTAAAATTGGTAAGGGTGATAGTAATTTTGATCCTACTAGTGGATTTGCTCAAGGGCAAGAGGATATAAAAGGACCAGCAAAGTCTTTACCAATGGATGAAGGTAAATCTATAAGTAAACCAAAAGATGCTGAAATTAGTAATGAGGAAGCAGTTTTATCAGGTGTAGAGGATACAAATCAATTTGGATTGCCTACTAATAGACCGACAACAAAGCAGCAGCAAAAAGATTTAGAGAGTGCTAGGACTCAATTTGAACAGATGAGTTCTGAAGTAAAAAAATATCTTTATGGAGATAATCCAGAAGCAGCTAAAGCAGGTTTTATTAAGGATAAAGTATTAGGTGCAATGAGAAATAGAGTTGCTTTTGCCAACTCTCCTGGATCTCCTGCAAGACCTGGTGCAACATTGGAAGGTATAGGATCAATGATGCAGGTGGCTGCTGCAGATATAAAATTAGAAGATAAGTATCGTGAGAAAACTATTATAATAGTTCCTGATAAAGTAGTTGATTCATCCATTAAAGCAATTCAAACTCTAACAGAAAATCTAACTGCTAAAATTGAAAAAAGTTTATCTGCTATGTCTAATTATGAAGATGCAGTTTCTGGTGCTCCTCAAGCAGGTGATTTGAAAAAGTTAGTTGGAGATGCTGCATGTGGAATGTCAAAGTATATGAAAGTGATTATGGATAAAGTAATGGAGTATACAAACAAAACTTTAAATGAAGAAATGACAGAGACTGTATCTGCCATGCCATCTTGTTTAAGATATCAATTTGCTGATATCAAGAATGTTATTAATCAAAAAAGTTTAGAAAAGTATAATAAGATTACTGATAGTATGTGTGGTAAACTTGAAAATATTTTAAACAATACATTAGATATTGAAGGTTTGATACAAGCACAGAAGGATAAAAATAAAACACAACCTACTTCTTCTGCTGGTACTACTGAAACTGTGCAGATAAAAACAATAGATGAAGATACAGGTGAAGAAAAAACTATAATTATGGATAGTACTCTTCTTCCAAAATCAACACATCCTAAAGTTAAGACATGTTCTTCAGAAGCTATTGTAGGATTAGCTATGGCAGATTCTTGGAAAGAAATTAATGACGCTAATAATAATAGTATTCAAGGTATTGGTCGTTATTTAGAAGATGTAAATTCACAATTAAAAAAACTGGATGCCGAACAATTGGATCCTGCAGATAATGTTATTACACCAGGCGCAGTATTAGAAATAACTGATGAGGAAGTATTGAATGAAGTAAAGGGAGGAACCAAATATAAAACTATGAAAAAGGTTGGAGTTGAATGGAGAACAAGCACTATTCCTGAAAGAACAACTGTAGTTTCGGGATTTACTGCTGCTGATGCTACTGGTGAGGGATTGCTTGTTGATATATTAGTTCCAACAGGTGGTCTTGGTGGCACTGGATCAGGATCAATAGATTATGTGTGGGTGAATCAAGGAACTGGATATACAAATACTAATGCAGTTAATTGTGCTGGTGGATCAGGAACAGGGATGAAAGTTAATATAGTAACATCAGCAGGATCTATTAGTAATATCTTTACTCATACAACAGGAACAGGATATAAAAAAGGAGAAGAAGTCACCATACAAAGTGGAAATTTTGATGCCAAGATTAGATTGCTGGATGTATGGGGAAAGATTCAAGATGGTGGAATAACTGTAAATAGAAGAGGACTTAAATATGTTGAAGGAGATGTTTATACTATTCTAGAAGGTAGTGGGGATGGTACTTTTATGATTCTTCAAGTTGATAATCCAGGTGAGGGTAAGGCAAACTCATCAGACCCATCTAAACCTCAACAATTAGCTAACATGATTCCTAGTCTTTCTGATCTGACTGGTAATCTTACTTCGGCACTTAACTTTGAAAATATTACAGCAAATATATTCCCATTTGAACTTCCTCCGAATGCTTCTCCTGTTGATTATGTGACACTAGTTAGTGGTGGAGAGGGACAAACAGATAGTCAACTACCAAGTGTTGATACTATTAGAAAAAATGTTTCTCTTAATGAGAAATCGTCTGGTTTTGGTTTGAGTACTAAGGAAATTCCTTTCCGCACTCCTCAAGTAAAACAAGTAATTGATTTAGTCAATAAGAAAGTGACAGAGACCTAATAAATATTAATTATGACAGATAATAATCCTACATTTAATATTTTTGGTGCTGCTACGAGAGATGATATCCATGTTGGATATATCTCTACGGATAGAGGGATGGTAAGTAATGTTAGTATTTGTGAGGCGAATGAGTTAGCTAAAAAAGATCCAGGAATGCTTTTTATCTTTAGAGATAGGGAGAAAATACAATATATTAATATTAATAAAGTCAACGAACTAACAGTAAATGATTTACTTGAGGACGTTGGTGAAGAATGTGGAATTGTTAGTGGGGGAAATGATGAAGTAGGAGTAGCATCTGTTAAAGGTATTACAGTTGATGATACACAGATAGTATGCACACCAGAGGTTCAGGTGTTTGGTGGAGGTGGACTAGGTGTTTTAGCAAATCCTATAATAGGAAAAGATGGATCAGTAATGTCTATTGATGCAGATTGGCCACAAGGATTTGGTTATGAATATAAACCTGTAGCAAGAGTAGTAGATCCTTGTGGGATTGGAGCAGGAGCAGTATTAAAAGTTATAATGGTTGATGGAACGGAAGAAGATTTGATGGAGTATATTGAGTATGAGGATGAGGAAGATTTTGAAGACTATAAGATTTGTCCAAAGAATGAAGCAGGATATGGAAAAAGATATAATATTAGAGGTAGTAATGATGGTGAGTGGAATCCAAATTTATATTTTGATGGAGGAGTTCTTACATTTGAACAACAACTTGAAAAATATAAGGACTTTCTTTTAAATGCACCAAATCCTTGGTGGACTACTAGATCTCAATTTCCTACAAAAACTACAACTGGAACAAAAGTTAGTAGAGAGAAGTATGATGTAAATCATTGGGCATGGGGTAGTGTTCCTAATCCACCTGGTTTGGGTACTATAGTTGGTAATTTATATCTAGAATTATTTGGAAGGAAACCTGAACAAGATGGGTTTACTTTCTGGCAAAAGAAATTAGATAAAGGTAGCACCGAAGAAGAGATAAAGTTAGAAATGATGACCATGCCAGAGTATGCATTGGTTCAGAAAGATGGGAGATGGGCAGAAAATGATCATGCTTGGGTAGGTGGTGCTTTTTATAAGCCAGATCTTAAGAACTTTATGAATAGTTATGCGATCTCACCTATTCCTATGTCTAATGTGATACCATCAGACTTTGGTGGTCAAGAGCATTATTTTGAATGGGATATAGATTTTCCTCATAAGGGTGAATATATTTTTAGGTTCCAATGTGATAATGAAGGAACATTATATGTTGATGGGGAAAAGCAAGGAGATTATAAATTAGGATCTGGTGGAGCAGGAGGTGCTGTATTATCACCACCAGAAGAAACTAAAGTTGATATTAAAAAAGCAGGAAACCATAAAATTAGGGTTGATCTTTTTAATGGTCAGGTAATGAAGAAGGTAGCAGAGCAACAGAAGTTAGATGCTCTAGCAACAAGTGATGAAGTTGATTTTAAATTTTCTACTTCAACAATGTATGGTGCTTCGGCATCTATTCCAGAATTGGACATGTATATTGAGAAATCATATGGAATAGGTAAGGATGTATCAGAAACTTTTAATAAAAAGGTTGAGTATGGAAGAATATATGATGTAAAATTAACTAGTAATACTATAAGATCTGAAAGTTCTACATCTACAATAGGTGGTTCATATCCTTTGGTATATAAAGGATTGAAGTCTGGAGCTCTACGTAGAAAGAGTAATACACGATTAGAATATGATGATAGTGTAGGTAATATTGGTTTTGATAGGCAAACTAATGAATTCGCTGGTGCTTTCACCATTGATAATGTAACAGGAGGTACTGCTAAATTTTCTAATGATGGTAGGAATATAGAGGTGCAAGGAGATGAAGTAAAGGTTACTTTAACTTATAATTGGGATGATAATCCTAGAAGAAGTGGTAGAGTTCTTGAAACTATTCAGATTAAAGATACTGTTTGGAGACAGTTAAACTGGAGAGCACGAGAGAACAGATGGGTCGTAGAAAGTATTGGTAGTCATACTTATACTGTAACTTTAGCAGGATCAACTACTACTACTGCAACTAAAACAATTGGTGGAGCAAATAATGGTGCAGCATTAAGAACTAAAGGTCAAAATGTTCTTCAGATGGAGGATATTCCTAACACTGATGCAGGTGGAGGTGGTGTAGGTGTATATTGGGATGATGTAATTATTTCTGCAAGTCAAGGTAGGTTCTTTGATATAAATGGATTAACTGCCAAGTATACTTTAGGAGATAGACCTATAGAAAGGGGTTCAACTTCTACTGAAAACACTGGTAAACTTGAAAACATATTTAATACTGCTGAATATATTGATAAGGCTGATAGACCTCTTTGGAAAACTAATCTTGTTACTACTAGAGATTCAGATTTTGTTAATCGTTATGGCATATCTCCTTTTGATACTGGTATGAAGTATGAAAGTTCAATGGCAGGAACTTATACTATTAAATGGCACAACGTTAAATTTCCTGTAAGTGGTGAATATGATATTGGAATTGGTGTTGATGATAATGTAAGATTAAGAATTAGGAGTAATACTCATACTATTGGTACTCAAGTTGATATTAAGAAAGATGGTTTTGCTGTAAGGGGTGATGCTAAAACTTATACTGGATCAAGTTTGTATAGAAGATTTATTGAAGCAGGAAGTTATACTATCGAAGCTGATTTAGAACAAGTAGAAGGTGGTGATTTAGGATATAGAAATATTGCTGGAGAAGATGTAGGTGGTAATCCTATGACTCTTGCGATTAATATAGAGACAGTATTTTCAGAGTCAAAGGTTCAAGCACAAAAATCTTGGAATCAGAATCCACTTGGCGTTGCGATGACTATTGAGGCTCCTGCTCCTCCTATTCCACAAGAACTTCCACCAAAACAAGAAGGTAGATGTCCTCCTAATCCTTTTTGGTCTACTCGTTATCCTGCTGAAGGTGATACATGGTATCCTTTTATAGATCAGAGAAAGGTCTATAGATATGCAGTTTCTCCTGTTATACCTTATGGTAAAGATAATACTTCTGGTGGATCTAAAACTCATTCTAATACATGGAAGATTGTAGCTCCTTATGATGGGTTCTATAAGATAAAGGCAGCTGCTGATGATTCTGCTGTAATTAAATTTGACGGGGAGGAAGTTTTAAGAACGGTTGGTGTGTCTAGTATGGCAGAACATAAGTTTTTTGTTAAGGCATTTAATGATGAGAATCCTCCTAAACCAATAGAACATACTCTTACTGTTGATGTTAGTAATGTTGGACAAGAAATTTATGATTCAATAGATAAAAGAATTTTTAGTACACAAGGGTGGTCAGCACTTGGAACTCAAGTAGATCAAACATTGAATACTAATGATGTTGAGTTTAAGATGTCTACCTCAACAATGTATGGTGCTTCCGCATCTATTCCAGAGTTGGATATGTCTATTGAGAAAGAATATGGAGTAGGTAAGGATGTATCAGAAACTTTTACTAGAAAAGTTGAGTTTGATAGAGTATATGATGTTAAGATAGGAAGTAATACTATAAGATCTGAAAGTTCTACATCTACCATAGGTGGTTCATATCCTCTTGTATATACAAAATTAAAAGATGGAGCTCTACGTAGAATTAATGATAGACGATTAGAATATGATGATAGAGCAAGTAATATTGGTTTTGATCGAAAAGCTAATGAATTTGCTGGTGCTTTCACTATTGATAATGTAGTAGGGGGTACTGCTAAATTTTCTGCTGATGGAAGTAGTGTTGAAGTTCAGGGAGATGAAGTAAAGGTTACTTTAACTTATAATTGGGATGATAATCCTAGAAGAAGTGGAAGAGTCCTTGAAACAATTGCAATTAAAGATACTGTTTGGAGGCAATTAAATTGGAGAGAAAGTGAGAACAGATGGGTTGTGGAGAGTATTGGTAGTCATACCTATACGGTAACTTTAGCAGGTAAAACTACATCAACATCATCGAAAACAATTGGTGGAGCAAATAATGGTGCAGTATTAAGAACTAAAGGTGATAACGTCCTTCAGATGGAAGATATTCCAGGAACTGGTGCAGGTGGAGGTGGTGTAGGTGTATATTGGGATGATGTAATTGTATCATGTGATCAAGGTAGATTCTTTGATATTAATGGTTTGAATGCAAAGTTTGTTTTAGAAAGAAAAACTAAAAAGGTTCTGCAAGGTGGTATTGGTAGTGGTACTGTAAAGGATGGTGTAATTTATACTGGACCTGAACTATTCCATAAGAATTTTAGTGGATGGGGTCCATTTATGAACAAGGCTTCTGTATCACAGAATCCTTTAGTAGCAAACACACAAGTTGTTAATTATACATGGGAGAATGTTGATTTCCCTGAAACTGGTAACTATAAAATTAAATTCCAGAATGATGCACATGCAGATCTTTATTTGGATGGTAAGAAAATAATAGCATCAAGATTTGATAATGAAGTAGGAGTTTCTGATATTGATGCGGCTAATTTTAAGGGATCAGGTGTATTTCGTAGTGTATTAATAAATGAAGGGAAGCATACTCTTACTGTCGGACCTCCAAATCCTGACCTTATAGATACTCTTTTCAAACAACCTGCAGGATATGAATGGCATAAGAATCCTAGTGGATTTGCTCTTGAAATTTTAAAGGACACCAAGATAGTAAGAAAAGGTGCTGATGGGAAACCAATTACAAAATCTTGGAAAGAGAACCCAGTAATGGTTTCTGCACATCTTATTCCACCTCCTTGTCCTAGACTAGTAGAAGGTAAAGGTTCAATTAAAAACATAATACCTATTGTGCCTGGAAATGGATATCCTATTGGTGTTAACACCACTAGTGATAGTAAGTATGATGTAACATTAGAACTAACGGAGATTATAGTTGAAGATCCAGGAATTAATTATGATCCTGAAGATGAGGTTATAATTACAGGTGGTGATGGTGATCCAGTTATACCTCCTTTTAAACCAATTACTGGTGGTTTTGGTGAGATAATAGATATTCCTCTTCCACCAAGAGTTGGTATAGTAACAACTACAATAGAAACTCCACCACCAGGAACTCCACCAGGAATTACTCCTCCTCCAGTAACTCCACCATCACTTCCTCCACCACCAGGAACTGGTTATCCAGGATTTACAGTAACACCTGATATATCCATAACAACTGGTACTGGTATTGGATTTAAAGGAACTCCTGTATTTACTCCTAGAAGGACTCCACCTCTGGTTGATCCTGATAGGTTACTTCAGGTTACTGATTTGGTAGGTCTTAAACAGACTGGATATTATGATGGTAAACCTTACTATGGTGCTATCTTCTACAAAGAGGGTATTAAATATGCTGGATGGTATGAAACAGCTGGACAATTAGTTCAGGTATATGATACACTACAGGAAAGTATTGATGCTATGGTAACTACACCTCCATCTGCAATTCAGAGACAAGGTTCTGATATTAGTAGCAATGATCCTCGTCTTAATATTCCAGGTACTCCTGACAATCTTACTTACTAGAGGTAATTAATAGTGGCAGTAGAGAAAAGAGGTTTAACAACAGTTAACGATAGATTACGTAAGGATAATCCAGGTGATAATCCTACTGATCAAGCACAACAAAACTATACAGAGATTGGTCTTGGGAATGACAAAGGATCCGTTAAGATGGGTCATGTTCATAAGCAAGGTGATGTAACTGCTGGTGTTGGATTATATACTCCTGATGCAGAGCATCAATTAAGTTTAGATATTGACGGTGAAAGAAAAGGATGGACAATAGCAACTGGTCCAGGTGCTTTTCAGATTGAGTGTGGAAGTAAGATGGAGGAGGCAGAGAATTCTGTTCTTATAACTGCTGTGAATGGTGATGTTTCTATTGTTGCTACAAATGGTAAGATAAGATTGCAAGGAACTGACATTGAATTAACTGCTGTAGGTGAGGGTCAGACTAAAGGTAATATAAAATTGGAAGCTACTGAAAATGTTCTTATTGAATCTAAAAAAGTAGTAGTGACTGCAAAGACCTTGTATAAACTTTGCACTGCTGGTGATGCAGAAATTGTTGCCAATGGTGTATTAGAAATTTATGGTTCTATAATTAGAGGGGTAACGGATGCTGTTAAGATCAAAGATTCTAAAGTTGCAGGACAGGCGATCTTTGATAAAAATAATCCAAATGAGGCAGCAAAGAGAGCACAAAGAGCTGCTCAAGCTGAACAAAGAAACTTTGATTAAGAGGTAAATCACATGCAACTTGATGACGTAAACATTGGTGGACAACTTATAGTTGGCACAGGAGTTTTCCGTGCTATTAAATCAGGGTGGAGAAGAATCAATGGGTCAGCAGGGATTGAAGGTCCAGTTGTCATTGGTAATCAGGAAGTATTTCCTTTAAATGAAGCAACATTAATGGTTGGTCCTACAACTAACGATGATGATGAATGTGTTCCAGCAACAAGTAGTGTAGGAGTATCGGGTAGACTTCCTACAGCAGTTAAGACAAGAGGGAATATGTATATTACTGGTGATTTATATGTCACTGGTTCAGTTGATTGTCAGTCTACAGGAAGGTTAGAAGCAAGACATGTTAAGGCAGACAAATCCCCCAAGTTATTTGATATGGAGCATCCTTCTCCTGAAATGAAAGGATATCGTCTTGCTCATGCTTGTATAGAAGGACCAGAGGTTGGTGTATATTATAGAGGTAGATTAAGAAATGAAAAAGAGATAATACTACCAGACTATTGGAAAGATTTGGTTCATATGAATAGTATTAGTGTTCAGTTGCAACCAATCGGTGCTCATCAGGATATCATTGTAAAGAGATGGGATATAGAAAAGATTTATCTACAATCCAAGAGTGGAATCCCTATAGATTGTTTTTATCATGTGTATGCAGAGAGAAAGGATGTGAATGGTCTTATAGTTGAGTATGAAGGTGAGACTTGTGAAGATC